GCGTAGCTGATGTGCCGCCTGCATATCTGTGACCGACAGGGACTCCAGTCGCCGGAGATAATCTATCAGCTCACTGATCTTCATCGCAACGTGAATAGGTTCTGGAAGTTGTTCACGGTCCGGGTGCTGGCTTCAATATCCCAATCCAATACACCCAAGAGGTTGTCGATCTTGCCATCGATCACCGTGGCTTCCATAGCTGTATCATCAAATGGCAATTCCCGGAACCACTGGGGCAAGTGTAATTCATCTGTGGGATAAGCGATACTGGTCCACTCCATGGGGTTGGGACGCAGCTTGCAGACCACTACCTTCATGCCATCCACGATCTGCAGGCTGTAATTGTCGCCGTTGATCTTGCGCAGGGTGTTCCAGTTTATGGCCGCTCGCACATGTCCGGGCATGTTGGTTTTACCTTCGCGTTCTTCGCGTTTACCGTACATGGTGAGATTGTTGGCTCTCTTGGGTGATCCTTTTTCCCAGCCCGGGCGTTCGGTGAACTCAAACTTGAACTCTTTGATCTTGGCCACGACCTCTTCGCGCCCGGCACCGTTGAGCACATCATCCAATATGCCGCTGAGAAAATCCTGGATGACCCGGGGAGTATCAGATCGTTTGAGATCCAGACCCATGGCCTTGATTTTGCCGGTGTTGCCGTCCACATCCAAGCGCCGACCTTCTTTGTCATAATACAGCACAGCATAGCGTTTCTTGGTGATGAACAGGCCCTTGATGGCCACGATCTCACGACCACCGCGTATCACCGAACCCATTTCTCTGGGACAATGGAAAGCCTGTTCCATGAATGCCGGGAAGCTGGCATTGACCTGATCAGCGATGCTGTCGTAAAGGGCCACACAGATGTCTTTGTTCCACTCCATGCGACCTTGGGCGACCTCTTGCTGGATCGCAGGCCAAGCTGAGAAATAGCAGCTATCTGTGTTGTGAACAAGTATATTGTTTGCGAAGAAAAAAGGATCTTGATTATCTATACTAATATCATAGACATAATCATCGACTTCGCCGAGGCAAGTGATTGATTTTATTTTTGTGCGTTCAATATCCATTCACAAGTTTCCTTTAAAATATGTTGCGGATTATTTTTATAATCAGATTCCCAAACTACAAGTGTTTGGTAACCTAGATCCTTTACAGTCTGTAACTTGAGATGATCTCTGAGTCTGATGTCAACTGCTCGCTTCCCCCTTATAACAGCATCATCTTTATAGATGCTGGGATTAGCATGCCAGTAATCACCATTGAATTCAATTATACAGTTGTGGTGTTTGATGTCATATACCACATATGAATTAAGATAATTAGACCACTTACCGAATGGTTGACGTTGGGAAGTGTGTTGGAGTGTCCCAATATTTGATTCAAGGGCATTTACAAATTCGTTTTCTATGTTGCTGGTAAAAAATAACTTTTGTCTCGACAATAATAATATTACTGCATCATCCAATGTGATACCAAGTTTTTCGGACAAGATTCTTGGGTCAGCAGATGCCTTGCGTTTGTTGACCTCGATATACTTTCGGTAACCCAATTCTAAACCATATTTTTCAACAAAATAATCTTTGGTGTTGGTATATGCTTGTCGCTCACAATAAGATAACCAGTTAGATATCCCTTGTTCCTCCCCGTGCCTGGCGATCATATTATCTAATGTTTGGGATCTTGATGCGTTGTATTCATTAAATTTTTGACGATCCCACCCATATTTCTGTTGTTTGTATTCAAAAGAGTTACTGATGGCTTGTTTTTGACGATATTGGTCCCATCTAATCTGTCCATCTTGCTCACCATATTTTTTGATCATATTTTCTTTTGTGATGGCAGTAGACTTTGCAAGGTCATCATCGACCAACTTGCTATTTGGATACATTTGTAGATATTCGATACCGTTTTTGAACTTCCCGGTGCATTTATATTTGAAGTGCGTCCACTGTAACCTTTTGGCTTCAAAACCACATTCTAGACATTTTACCATACGGGGATACTCCTATCAGTATAGTACTTATGTCTTCAGGCAAATGATCAAGTCAGTATCTCTTATATCCGTGGGCTTTACTTCAATGAGGAAACCATCTCGATCAACCATGACACTATGGTCTTCGGTTACTTTTACCGTGTTACCATCTTCGAGCTCAATTTGATATATCTTCTTTTTAGTATGATGTCTCATGACATATGATACTGAGCTCATGACTGGGTTATCTTCAAACGAATTGAATCCTATCACCTTGTTTTGATATTGTCCACCATATTCTTTACCCTCGATGACGCAATGATTTTGGCATTGGTTGAAGATTTCCTCGATCGTATATTCTCCATCGGATGTTTTGATTTTGGTGTCGCCTGTCACACTGTCACCATATATGATGGCATCGCCCACGTGATCGTACTTGCCCGTGATGCATTCATTGACCACGGCATCCATGTGTTGCGCGATGGCCCTACCGGTCAGCGTGGTGGATTGTCCGATGCGCTTGTCAAAGAATCTACAGCCGGGGTTGAGTATGGCACCATACAGCGAGTTGAGATTGATCTTCTTGACCAGCTGGCGCTTGTCCCAGTATTCTTCATCGGCTTCGTTGGTAGCTTCTCGCAGCCGGGCCTGCATGTCTTTGCGCTCGGCATACCAGCGTTTGAGCAACCCCGGCACCACACCTTCGCGTTCATAGGTAAAGATAGTGCCGTTGGCGCTGAGCATCCAGGGTTGATTGGAATCAAACACCATGCGCCAGATCTCGGCACCGGTATGCACAGTCTCCTCGCCGTTGGTCCAGTCTATGGTGATTTCAGTACCGCGCTGTTGTTCCATCACAGCAGTGTATTCCAAGCTACCAAACAATCCTTCCCAGGCCGCGGCGAAACTCATTTTCTGGCGAGTCATGCGCTCTTTGATCAGCCGATCAGTCATGACAGGCCGTAGCTGACCTATGATAGTTTCTGGTCCCATGTTCAAGGCCCGGATCGCGGATGGATACAGACTGTTGATATCGATGCTGCCGATCCAGTCATGCATGCCTTTTTTGGGATAGGCCACATAGGCACCCGCGGCCTGGGTATCATCATCGGTGAGCCTATGTTGCCGTACGGGCACTACCATGCCACGCTCATGAGCTTCGTTGATGATGGCTTGTTCGGTAACTGCCACGGCACCCATGGTGGTGGGTAACAACACGGTGTTTTCATGGGCCAGCGTATTGGCCAGATCCAGGAACCGCAGCTTGCGATCGATCATGTACAGACCGTTTACGTCTTGTCGGTTGTACTCGATGAACTTGCGGAAATCGTTGTTGTAGAGCTGGTCCAGAGTGCCTTCGTATTTGGTCTTGCCTTCGAGGCCCTCGTATTCCAGGATAGCATCCAAGCTATAGCTATGGCGTTCTTCATAGGTATATTTGCGATAGAGCTGCATATAGTCTAGATGCACCCGACCCACGAGATCAAACGTAAGGCTTTCGGCACCATAACGCTCAAAGGTGCGTTGTTTGGGCAATTGTTCCCAGAGACAGAACCTCCGGGTATCATCACGGCTCAATACCCGCACTGTGCGCTGCACGGTGTAGGGTATATCATAGCCCTCGCTGTTCCAGCCCGACAGCACATCAGCATCCTGGATGATGTTGAGAAAGGTATCCAAGAGCTCGCTTTCCTCGCGGAACATGAAACAATTGTCAAATTCCGCCGAGATCTCCTGGGCGGTTTCCCAGCTCATGTGGCGTGGTGGCACGGCCAGGGTCACCAGCTGGTTCAACCAGTCCAGATACACCGATATGGCTGTTATGGGATTGAACGCATCGTCGGGTCTGCTGTAGCCACGCTCGGCATCAAAGTCAACTTCGATGTCAAAGAACGCGGTTTGCAGGCGCGGGGCATCAACCCCTTTGTAGTTTTCCTCCAGACAACGGAACACCGGATTGATGTCGGCTTCGTAGAGTTGATTTCCGGACTGTATGCGCTGTTCCTTGCGGAACTCCTTGCTGTTGCGAGTACTGAATCGACTCACCGGGTTACCGTAGATGCTGCGGAATTTGCCCCGGGGGTCGTCGTAGTAGAATATGTAGTTTGCCGGGTACTCCTGGTAATAACGTTCACCTTCCCGGCGCCCCACGATGTGGATACGATCGTGTTCACGATCAAACAGAGCATCGATATAACTCATTCTTCTCCTGGTGATTTATGGCCCACTGACCTTCTGCATGTCCGTGACGTGGACGACTCGTCTTTGCCGAGATACTTATAGGGTTTTGCCCACTGTGGTCAGGATGTCTTCCAGCAAGGCATGATCCTGTTGTTCCCGACCAAATTCGGCCTTGTGTGCCAGCTTGATGGCTTTTTTCAGGATATTGGGTTTGATCTCCATTTCCTCGGCGATGGCCTTGACAGTGTCAGACAGTCCACCATTGAGGGTTTCGATTTCATGCAGCACCTGCATACCTTCAGAAATGACCTGGGTCAGCTTGGCTTTTTGTTCGCTGGTAAAAGTACGGTTGTTCATTGCTTTCTCCTTGTGATGTAATTATAGCAGGAGAACACACAAGGTCAAGGAACTTGGCGGTCAGATCACTGTTTCCGGCCAATGACCATGAATCTATGATAGGCGGTTTCGGGATCGCGCAGAGATCTGCTGCCCCGATATAGAGTCCTCAGGGGAAAACGATCCAATATGTCGGTCACGTCGTGATATTGTACACCAGGGTCATGATCCCGGGCCTGCATCACCACCAGGGTATTTTTGGGTATGCGCCGGAACCAGCGCGTGTGGGGCATGCTGTTCAGGCTGCAATTTATGACCACACCATGGCGTCCCAGATCCCGGTAATCCAGACGGTTGGCATCAATCAATCTATGCTCTACATTGCGGGCACCTATGTGTCGCAGCATCCTAGCACTTTGGCGCAACATCCGGGGGTCGATCTCGACGTTGATGATACGCTGATAATGCAGCTTTGGCAAGAGATTCATATAAAGGCTGAGGTTACCAAACCATGAACCCAGTATGTAGATGGTTCCCA